ACTTCTGATTATAACTTCCATTGTCAGAACCAGATCCAATTACAAACGCATCACTCGCATCATCGTGGTATATTGACCCGACTTTCATAATTACAGAATCCGATGTCAATACACGGATTGCGTTATCCCCATTCCCCGACACCTCGTTGACGGTGACCTCGTTGGTGTTGCTGCTGGACAAATACGCCCCGTACCGCCCGCACTTCTTGATCTCGTTGACCTCGATGCGGTTGTAGTCCGCGCCGTTTAGTTGCAGACCGTCTGACGCTGCGCCTACGCAGCCGGTGATGGTGTTGACCATTACTGTATTATAATCAGAAGTGAGGTAAACGCCACCACCGGCAACATCTGATATAGTAGAAATCGAAACTTCGTTTGTGTTACCGCTAATGTATGCCCCGTAATCCTTCACATTTTTTATCAGTGTACCGGAAACCTTGCACATACTTCCTGACAAACTAATTCCGTATGTAGTGCAAGCCTGTATACTACCAAATCCAATCGTGCTTGAAGTCGAAGAACAAACAATGCCAGAAGCCCCAACATTGTGTATTTCATTTATGTAAACATTAGAACCTCCGCTACCTATATAGCAGGCTCCATTCACCGTTCCAAGGCGTATTTCGTTTGTTTTGCACGCCGTATTATCATAATAAGCAATACTGGATGCGTTCTCCAATAAATCAGATTGTACAAAACAGTTGTCACAATCGTTCAGATTTATACCTCGCGTTGTCGTTATATTGTTATAGGCGTTGACATTTTTCAAAATTGCACTATCTGTCCACTTCAAAGAAACCGCCCCTGTTGAACCAGAGGCGCAATCGACAACATCTATATTAACTATCTGTATCTTTTCGTTTCTGTTATCAACGGCAGCCCCGAATGAGTAGATACAATCATTCGTGCTTGTCCCGTCGAAGTCGATGATAACCCCGCCTGCCGACTCTCCGATGATTGAATCACCGGATTCCAGCTTGATGAAGCTCGCCTCGTTGTATGTGCCGTTCCTGACGTAGAACGTAGTTCCCGCTGCCTCTGTGTCTGTCGCAACCGAAAGCGACGTGTAGTCGCCTCCTGACGGCGCAACGATAACGTCATACAGCGTTTGCCCACCCGATGCCGCTGCACCGTTGATGGTAATCAGGTTCGCCTCTGTCGTGTCCAGAGTGATGTTTGTACCACCGCGCAGGCCTTTGAACACCAGATCCACGCCTGACTTTTCCAACCACACGCCGTCGCCGCCCAATGTGTTGGAGGCCGTGTTGACTTCCCCTGCCCCTGACGCCGTAAGGTACATGATACCGGCCTCAGACGTGTCAGCCGTCAACCCTGAACCGAAGTGAATCCGACCGAACCGGAGGTCAACACCATTTTTGTCGTACCACAGACCGTCGCCGACCGCACCGTAATTACTGGCGGTGTTTGCCTCTCCAACGGTTGCAGTTGTTCCAATCTTTATCAGACCCGCTTCCGTTGTATCGAATGTGATGTTTCCCTGGGGGTGTAGCCTAATCATCTCAAGGTCAACCAGAGTTTTCTGGTAGAACACTCCGTCGCCTACTGTGCCGGCGTTGCTTGCCGTCGTGCTTTCCTGGACACCAGAGAACGCTATCTCAAGGCTGTCGCCTGTTCGAGTAGATGTAATAGCCGTCCCACCCGATACCGTTACGTTAGCGCCTGTCGTTCCAACCGTGTCGCTATCGGCGTAAATCTTTGTACTCTCTTGCGTACCTGTAAAGGCGATCTCAAGGCTGTCGCCGGTTAAAACAGATGATATTGCGGTTCCGCCATTTATTGATACGTTATAGCATGTCGTTGAACTTCCAACATCATCATACAATTTTGTCCTCATCTTCTGTGAGGTTAGGTGAATATACCCGTCAGCAACCCCGACTTTTACAACGTGACCAATTCTTACAACCTTACCAACAGTTGGAGCGGTATTCTGCAATGTCCCAGTAGTAGAGACATAAAGCATATCTCCAGCAGAAAATGCTGATGTGTCCATGTTATAAAAACCACTGTCGATAGTGTAAACATAGGCGTTTAGCGCGACGGATGACATTGCAATTCCAGAAACCCTAGCCATTTCTGTTTCAATAGTGCAATGTGCCTTGAAGAAGTACGGTTTGTCACCAAACGCGCCATTGGAATACACAACATCGTCCTTTGTAAGTGCCTCTCCAGCGTATCCGAGGTACTTTACTCCCCTTGCGGTAGAGGCGTCAAATGACGAGTCGGCATAGCTGACCTTGATGCCAGCACCATTATTCCTTATGTACTTATTCGAGTTGTTGAATTGCACTCCTGTCGCCGTGCTTGAACCGAGCGTGAGAGCGTTTTCTATCGTTCCGGTTATCTGTTTCTGGAACGTGTTCGTGCCAGTGAATGTGTTGTTTCCAGCGATTGTTGCACAAGCGTTTATTGCGATCTGGTGGAGGCTCAACTTAACCTCGTCGCTGGTCATCCTGACGTTGTTGGCAGATAACTTTGCCTCAATAGTCCCAAGTTCAACAGAGTGGTAGGATAGTTTTGCCTCGATCGTGTCTAGCTCGACCGCATGATAGGACAGTTTTGCTTCGATGGTACCCAACTCAACCGCCGTGTTGGACAGGTTCACTTCGATGCTGTCAACGTCAGTTTGAAGCGTGTTAATGTCAGTTTCGTGCAGCGAAATGACGATTTCTGCCGAATCCATGTCAATTTCGAGCGTTTCGATGCTTAAATCTGCACCGGAAATCCAAACTTCAATCGAATCGTCGTTGACTTCCAATGCCGTAATCTCGTCGTCAAACTCGGATAGCTTTACCTCGATACTATCAAGGTCGTCTGCCGATGTGGACAAATACACCTCAATGCTGTCAAGCGTCGTCTGCACGGTCGTCGTGTTGTCCGTCTCGTACACGTCCGCTGCATTGTGCATGATACCTGTCGTTATGTCGTGTATGTACCCTACGGCGTGTGAGGGCGTGCAGAAGAGAAGCAGAAGTAGTGAAAGGACAATTGTAGTCTTACGCATAGATCGTCTCTCCTTGACGCTCACAGCGTCATACCGTTGCGTGTACCGATGGTAACAGACCCGGCGTCTGCATTTGTGATGTTGATGCCGATACTCGCGCTTGCGATTGTAACAGAAAGAGTGATTGCGATAACAGGGGTTCCGTTCGCCTGGTAGGAAAGCAGGGTGACATCAGGAGCGAAGGTCGCGGTATGGTGAACAACCTGATAGGTGGCACAGACATTGGCTGTACCGAGCGCGTTCGCAGCGTAAACAGTCAGATCGTATGTGCTGCCCTTTGTTCCAGTGTAGGTGTAGTCGTAGTCGTCACTGTCTGGTGTCGCTTCTATCCTGCCGAAGATCGCTGTTCCAAGCCATGTAATCGCTGTACTGGTGACAGCAAACAGATCGCTCTCGTCGTCCGGGTCGTAGAAGTACACCCCGTCTCCGTCCAGCATCATAGCCAAACAGTCTGTATCGTAATTCTTAAACGTCAGGTCGCCCAGGTATCTGAGCTGCGAGACAACCGGATTGTGGTTCGGGACAGGGACGCCATACTTGTCGCAGGTGTATTGCGAGTCAGTAAATCCCTGATTGTCGTTCGTTTTCTGGTACTGTGCTTTGCAGGCTTTCGCCTTCTGTGCAATGGTATTGGAAAGTTTCTCAAACAGAGCAGAAGCAGAAGTCCTTGCGGGGTCGTACATTCCAGCCTGGATGATCAGGCGTTCAATCACCATGTCGCACAACGCCGGGTGGAAGTTCGCGGGGATCAACGGGGAGTCTGTATCAGCAGACAAGTCTGTAACGTACAGCGTCCCATAAATTGTGATCGTCTCTCCATCTTCTTGCGGTGCAGGGTACAAAGTGATCTCATTCGTCTGATACCGCGTCTCGTAGAAGTAGGGATCGCCGTCCAAAAGGGTCATCGCATAAAGTCGCTCTTCGACCGATTCAAGGCGCTTCAGTCTCCAACTGTCTACGCTTGAAGTGTAAAGAACCGCGTCGATAGAAAAAAGAGTAGACGGAGTGGTATATGTCTCTGTGTCCTCCGTCGTAGTCAGTAAAGATGGTGTCGAACGAACTTTGACATAGCTGGCAAACGGCAAGTACACCATGTTGATCTCGGCGTCAATCTCAGAGTCAGTCAGACTAAACTGTTTTCCCTCTGTCATCTTGTTAGCGCTGTACGCCGATTTCATCCATACGCGCACATAGTTCCGCATTGAGAGCAATGTCATAGCCATATTCGTTACCTCAGTTTAGGATCAAGTCCATTGTCATTGAGAAGGCTGTTGTTGTCGTACCGTTTGCCGCTTCCATGATGATGTCGGTTAGCCCGCCAAAAGAAGGAGTCTCGCCGGTAAACTCTTTGCCCGGCTCTTGGAAGAAGTCAACTACCTTCCACAGCTTACCAGAAGGGCGATACCTTACTCTGAACTTCGCGTTGTCTGTGTCCAGGCAAGTGACCTTCTTTAAGAACGCCGTCTTTCCAGCAGGGACAGTATAAACGCCGTTGAATGTGGAGGTGTTGGCCGCCTTGATCTGCGCGAGTACCGTGGTTGCAACATCAGGCACACCGGCTGTTTCTGCTCCTGTGTAGATGTAGATTTCCCCGGAAGCAGCCCCAACAGTTCCGGCCGTTACAACAGTGGCACCGAACACGCGAAAGAAGTACGCCGTTGTAGGAACAACAGTCGTGCCGTTCATGGACACCGTTTCAGACGCCAGAGCGCCAAGAGAATCCAGCCCGTACACCGTGACCGTCCGTGCGCCAATCCCCAAGGCTGTGTCATCTGTGCTCGAGGAACTAACCTCAAGTGTGGCAGCAGTGGTGAGGAAGTGGTGGACAGCAGAATAGTCTGTGGCTACTTCGTATGTCGTTGTACCCGCAGTATTGTACCCAACAACAGTGATAGGCGTCTCAGAAAAAGAGACGCCAGTCAACATGAGAAAACAGATTGCACAAGCGATTGTGCGATTCATAGTTACCGCTCCGTGTTTCTTACGGTGATTGTCGGACGGCGATTAGGCATACCAACAATGTCATAGAACGTTTCTGCAATACCTGACGTTTCAAACGAAGTTGTTCCCAGGGTGAATGTAACTGTCGCTGTGTTGACAACTTTTAACAGGCACAGAGGGATGTTTGTCGAGTCGATGCTTGCGATAAGAGCCGGGATATCGGTGGAACTGTCAGCCGCCTTTGTAACCTCAACCGTGTCAGCCGAGGCGTCCCAAGTGATGAGGTAATAGGCGGTGATCGTCCCGTTCTGTTGAACAGCAGCAGAGAGTGTCATCGCACTTGTCGCGGGAATGAACTCGATACCGTTAAGGTAGTAAGCCAGTCCGCTATTCGTGCAGTCGATCGTCACGTTGTCGGTTGAGTTGTAGCTCATATCAAGATCAGTCAGACTGTATGTATACTGCATCTGCTGATTGTCATACAGATTCGTGACAAGTTCTCCCTGCAATACGCCGTTCGGGGTGATGTCCGCATAGGCAGCAGGACACAGAATGAGCGCAAGCAGCAGGGCGAGTGCTTTATATTTCATTTCTTCCTCCTTTTCGGATAAGTGGAGGGAGGGGAATTACCCCCTCCCAATCGTGTCGTGAGTGAAGTTACTGCTTCGCGCTCGTCATCAGGTATTCGACAACGATACGCACTTCGGCCGCGTCGAGGTCGTTGTTGATGAGCAGATCAAGAGTATCCTCGGCGACATAGAGCTGACCGGTCTGGGCAGCAGTGGTCGTCGGGTTCATGTATCGACCCATTCCAGCAGCAGAGTTGAGGTTGAAAGATGTTAGGAATGTGGTTCCGCTTGTCACAAGAACATTGATTGTCGCAGTACCACCCTCGGCAGTCGTGTTGTAAGCGAACACGTCAACGATCCACATATTCTTTGGAATGGGCATAATCTGCCAAGTGTCACCCGATGTTGCGTTGTTGACAGAAAAGTCGATGTCCATTACGTGGACAGCCTTCGCACTGTCAAGAGTACGAGGAACAGGAGGACCGCATTTCAGAAAGTTGATAGTAGCCATTTATGGTTCCCCCCTTTCTTTAGGAAAGACCGTACAGGTTGGTGCAGGCGGTTGTGCACTTCATGATCCCGCGGGGGATGCTATTGAAGATGGTTGCGCCAAACCCGTGAATAGAAGCCCAAGCGTAGTAGGCAATTTTCTCGAAGTCGTCGATATCCACGCGGATCTCAGGGCGATTGCAGATCGAAGCGCAAATAGCCGAAGCACCGAGCAGGTAGGAGTTGCAGTACGGCACGTCGCCGCCAGTTCCACCTGTAAGCGCGGTGATTTTCAGTTCGTCGTAAGGGTGGACGATAACTCCATTCCATACGAGTTTTGCACCCTTGAACAGTGGGTTATCTTTGCCGCGAACTTCGGCCTCGCGTGTCGCCTGAAGGAACTCGGTGTTCCGCTCAAGGTCGTAGCAGGCTTCCGAAGGGGCGAGCAGAACGAGGTGCTTCATACCGTCAATCATGATCGGCTTGACCGGCTCGTACACCATCGTATTACTGGAGACAGAGGTTCTTTCTCCGGTCAGAGCTTTGTACTTGATGCGTGTCAAGAACTCAGGAGTAATGGTGTCAGTGGCAGCGAGAGTGGCGGTGCTTGTGGCGTCTCCACCCCATACGGTTCTGAACGCTGACGAACCGGTTATAGCGGCGAAAATGTCCAGGTCGAAGGCTTTCGCTCCGGTGCTGACAACGGCTTCTTCAGTCTCTTTGTCGATGTCAAATACGCAGCGCTGCCAGTCGATGCTTCCCTTTGTGCGGGTAGCAGCGGGCAGAGCAACTTCACCAAGGGTTACGCTCATTGAGTTGTGGGAAAGCTTCTGTGCGCGACTGCGAAGGTCGTTTGCGCCATTGCGAATAACCATCGTGGGATCAAGGGCGGCCAGCTCGTAAAAATAGATCTGATCGCCTTTTTCTTTGTTGAACACGCGGCGACGCCAGATCATTGACTCTTGGCTATCACCCATGAATTTCTCGAAGAAGCTGGCGCGTTGTGTGCGCCGATACACTTTCTCCTCGTATGCCACCTTACGGGCGGCGTCCGTGGAGCTAATCTGGTACACGGCCATATATATACCCCTTTCTTACTGTTGGGTAATATACGCCTCCAGCTCGGATTCAGACATCCGCGACATATCTTGACTTGAATATGTGACGGTCGGTTTCTTCTTTGCTGTTCCTACGCCGGAGACGCTAGGTCCGCGAGTGGTTCGCGTGACCTTGTTGATTTTATCAAGAATGCGGTCCGGCTGTGTACGAAGTCTTTCGTTCTCTTCTTCAAGTCCACGTATTCTCTGCGCCTTTACAGCGCGATCGTGTAGGTTGAGAAGGCTGTCAACAGGGATGTGCGCCCAGTTGTCGATAAACTGAACTACGTCATCCTGTGAAAAGTTATCTTCTTCTTTTAGGATGCGAACAATCTCAGGGGCCATCTCTTTGAAACGAGGGGCGTGTTCTGCGAGTATCGCGTCCTTCTCTACGATAGATTGCTGAATAGCGTATGCGCGTGCTGTTTTTTCTGCCTCAACAGTGGATAAGACTTTTCGTATCACAGCGTCCGGGTTCTCGGTTAGCTGCTCAAACAAGTCTCCTTCATCCGTCGAGCCTTTTTGTTCTCCCGCTTTTTGTTTAAGCAGGGCAATTCCGGCCTCAGGGTTCTGGAAGATGCTGTCAATAATCTTTCGATTCTTGCCTATCTCGGTACTCTGCTTTCCGGCAAAACTCTGAAGCTCTTTGTTCTGCTTCATAACCTTGTCGTACTCACTTTTCGGGATACTGACAGTATCCGGCTTGCCGGGTGTCGTCTCCGTCTTATTCTGTTGAGTGTCAGGGGCGCTTTTAGGAGCAGTATCCGGGGTGTCAGGATCTTCCTGTTCCGGTTCTTCTGCGATAACAGAATCAAGCTCTTCGTCCGTCATTGTAGACGGGTCGGTACTCGGTTCTGCAACCTCTTCCTGTGGGGCGTTATCCCTTTGTTCAACTTGGCTCTCGACTTCTTCGTCGGAAGCCTCAAAAAGTTTGTTGTCGTCGTTCATGCGTTCCCCCTAAAAGTTATTGTTGGGCAATGCCTTGTCCAACTTTGTTCCCCTGCGCGATCGCCGTTTTGACGATCTCGGTATTGTATTTCTTGTCGTCTGCCTCAGCCGTAGCCTGTGCTTGCTGCGCGAATCCTTCAATCATCTTCGTCTTAGCAAACTGTGGGAGCGGAGACAATTCGATGATTACAGACGGGTCAACAGGGATACCCTGCTGCGCCATTTCCTTCATCATCAGGAACCAAGCCATGCGAGATGTGACGCTGAAGCTCGTCTCGTCAACAGCTACGTCGTACTTCGTGAGGTCGCCAGAAACGATCTCTTCGATCATTTCCTGGATTTCCTCTTTGCTGTACTGGTTCAACGGCTTGTTTGCAACCATAACTTCTTCTTGAAGCGCCTGGTTGTTTATGATTCGTTTGATCCGCTCTACTGTGTAGATGTTCGGTATCTTGCTGACAACAATGCGGCCAAGGTGTTTCTTCGCCATGCTCAGGTTATCAAACAAATATTCGTTTCCGAGCATGATGGTACGCTCTTGCTGCATCATCCCAACAGAGTTGTCGGGGCGGTTCTCAGGTGCCATAGATTCACGATTCATCCCAAGAACAATGTCCTGCATCTGAAGAGTGATCTGGTTCATCTTGTCCAGTTCAGCAGGAAAGCCAATACCCTCCATGATCTTGATTTTTGTTATGTCCGTTACCTTCTGGCAGAATCCTGGAGTCGAGAACTTCTTTCGTAGTGCGTCCTCGTTGACGCCCTCTTCAAACGCATCTTCCTCATACATGATACCGTATCCGTTGGTCTTGTTCATGATATCAACCATGTTGGAAAACCGCTTGTTGATCTCGTCCTGCATATCTTTCCCAAGATGACCTTTGCCAAACCACTTGTCGCCGTACTTCTCGGCGTACACCGGGATGTGGTGGAAGCCCTGAAAAGACAGCTCAGGGTACTCGTCATCCATAAGAACGCTGCCCGCCGTCTTGGTAACTCGCATCCGTGTCCGACTACGCGAGATGACCTTGTATCCGTCGATCTTCTTAATCTTGGCGATATCAGCATCTTCGTAATCTTCGAGCGAAATAACCACTTCTTCAGGGCTGGTCGTGTCAATAAACACATAGGCAGGAGAGTACGTTTTGCGCCACATCTCGTGCATATAAATTGACCTGTCGTACTTGTCAAAGCCGTACATCGGCTCGTATGTCTTGACCGTCGTGGCGTGAGCAAACAGTTCTGACGGCCGGCCGATTTCTTTCTCGTCTAGGGTCGAAAATCCTATGTCGTTGAATAGATCCTCGATTTCCTTCTTCTTTTCGGGGAACAACCCGATCAGGTTGTCGCGGGTAAACCGCTTGCGTACAACCAGGTATTCGAGGTCAGACAGGTCTTTCTTGTAATGCGGGCCGAAAAAGACGTCCTGCCAACGCTCGGAGACAATCTTGATCTGGCCGCGTACATCGTCGTCAAAATCCTCGTAGACATGGAACACACCAAGACCACAACTCGATTGCTTCTCAAACAGCTCTGTCTCTTCCTGCCAGTAGTTCGTATTGCGAAGGATGACTTTCACGAGGAAGGACAAGATATCCGCAACACGGGCGTCTCCGTCCTCGACGGGGAAGTATTTGAGGTCTGTCCGGTTCTGTCTCTGGATACCGGAAAGATACTTGAGGTTCGCCGACATGGTGTTGAGCGTGATAATCGCTCGGTCGGAATCCGTCATGTGGGCGGCTTTCTTGGTGTCCCACTGGTTGTTTGCAAGATATTCCTCGATGACAGACGCAATATCTCGGCTCTCTTTGTTTACTTGAGCAGCCTTCTTAAAGTGCGTTTCGACTTCCTCGACGATCTTCTCTGGTTTCTCTTTTTCCTCTTCGCCCTTCATTTCGATATCAGATAATTCGTGGACGTGTCCGTCAGGTCCGGGGGTCAAAACCTGTTTCTGACCAGTGACCTGTGTAACCTCCTGAGGGAAGTTCGTAACAGGGTCGATCTGAATAGTTGTTTCCTGGATATCTTCAAGAATTAGCTGATGTGAATGTTTCCTGTCAACGGAGGAAACCCCTGTCCCGTCGTCAAGTTGGTACACAACATGAGAGTGAGAAGTTCTGCCTTTTCCAGTGGAGTCGGCGCGACGGAACATCGGCATGTTTTCCTCCTTGCATGGGGAGGGCAGATAGTAGGAGGTACTACCTTACCCGCTTCAATCATACCACGAAATTCTTTTTTGTGTCAAGTTTCCGCGCATAAAATTATTTATATTATACATACTGCCAACCTCGTGACTCATCTTGCTTCCTTCTGAAGCGCAAATTAGGGTCTTTCTGCTTCATATACATTGCATCTCGCTCCATTGTCACAAGAAACGCATCGCACTTGCCTGGTGAATGCCCAAGGATCTTCTTCATGTGCTTCTTTTGGGCAACTTGTCGCGGTACCCTCTCGTCAATCCACTTTCCAGCAGAAAGTTCGGCTATAAATTCCTCGTCGTTAGGAATACTAACCATTCCTTCCTCAAACATCTCTCTGGCCTTCCACCACCACTCCGCGTGGCGGGTCTTGAACATCGCCTGGTTGCGCGGTTTCTCTGTTTCGTAATATCCCCTTGTGCGCTTGAACTTCTTCTTCAATTCGTGGTATACGCCTATCCCTACGCCGTTTTTGAGAACAAGTGGCTCGGCAACCTCTCGGCTAACAAACTCGTCGTGCAGGTCGTCTGTGATGTGTTCGGCCTTTAGTTTTGATGATTCGTAGAATCCCTCTACGATAGGTCCGCGACGGAAACAAGTGATGAACTGGTCGCGCCCTTCTCCTGCCGGGTCTACTCCGGCCATTCGTATCCACCTGTCATCGTCTGGAATGTTTCTCTCAACCGAGTCCATTATCCATTCCCACGGGATAATCGCATCAGACTCAGACCTAGGAAAGTTACCCGCCACCCTTACGCGATAGTAGTTACTATCCTCGCCGTGCTGTTTCTTCTTCTTTTCGATTTCGTCATCAGACACCAACTCGTTAGGCGTGTCGTCGAAGTGCAGACGTACCCAGTTCATTTTCTCCGAAGCGTCCATGTGCGACTTGAACGCGAATCCACTGTTGCGAGTCGGGTTAAAAATCATGATCATGATATTGAGCTGATCCATTTTGCAGGTAGATTCAAGCGCCCTCAGAACAGAATCGGTCATACCGTCCGCCTCGGTGACCATCAGCATCATGATATCTTCGTGCATACCAGACATCGTTTTGGCTTCGTCCTCTTCACCAGCCTTGTTAGATGCCGTCTTTGGGAAGGCGTATCCGTAGTCAGCGAAAGGCTTCAAGAATACCTTCTCACCAAGGACTTTGTACTGGTCTCGTAGGAGACAGGCAGATTTTCCTTGTGTGTTGATCCGGTTAATCCACTTCCGCATCTCTGACCACTGGACGTGCTTCGTTTGCTTCTCGGACGGGGCGGTACACAGAATCTTGACGATCGGCCAGCAGTGTAACATCCACAACACCGTAGCTGCTGCCATTGCATCCTTTCCGCGACCCTTCCCGGCTCTGACACTGATACCCGTCTTGATTGACAGTTTCTTTTCGAGGTCTGACATTGGCTGTTTCTGCCAACGTTTGTACTTCGCCTTGACCATCGCCCCAATAGCGCGGAAGAACAACGCTTGCTGATCGGTCAATATTTCCCAGCCAAGAACTTCTTTGACCCATGTCTGCGGATCAAACGCCCACCGGCGATACGCTGCAAGTATCTGCTGTGGAGTAACCTCTACTCCGGCGTCACCTTTACGCCTCGCCATTTTCGACCTCTACATCAATCGTTTTGTCCTCAATCGCCAACATCTCACCCGGGTTGCGTAGCTGCTTGATAATAAGCGACGCAAGCGCGTCCATCATGCCCTCTGTACCGAAAGAGTTCTTGAAAGCGTCATCTTCTGACTTCTGGAACTGGCTTTCTTTGTCAATCGCTGTACCGGCAATAGACGCAAGCTGGTTGACTGACATTTTTTTCAATGCCTCTTCGTCATCCATGCGGTTAAGTAGCTCTGTTTGGGCTTTATCGGCGATACTAAGATTCTTTTTGCGAATCTCTTCTCTCGACTCCTTGATATCGGTCATGTTCCCCACCTCTCAACTGATTGTACCACTCCACCCGGTACATTGTCAACCTTTCCTGCGTGCGCGTGTAAGTTGGGTCCAATGATTGTTGGTCTTAATTAATCTTTGTCCTGATAAGTTTTTAAAGCACACGTCATGGATTTATCCATGACAAGCGCCATACGGTACTCCGGGAGGCGCAATAAATTGGGGGGGCCGCAGGGGGGGTTTCCCACCCGCTTAGCTGGGAGGGGTCGCAAGGGGGGGGACTCCCCCCCATGCTTAGTTCTTCTTATTGAATTAGTAACCGCGCTCGCGCACACACGTTTACGCGCGTACGTATTAATACGCGCGTACATACGCGCAGGAAAGCGACGCCAACCTTTCACGCGCACGCGTACGCGCAGGAAACGTCAAACAGGCAAAAATAATCTGAAAATACCCTTGACTTTGTTAACACGGCTTGGTATAATGACTGTGCATGGGGGTGAATGATATTAAAATACTAATTGCCTGTGAGAGGAGCGGGGTTGTTCGAGATGCTTTTAATGCGCTCGGACATGATGCATGGAGTTGCGACCTAGTGGATTCCCCCGGCAACCATATTGTTGGGAACGCAATTTCCGTAGCCGTCTTGTATCGGTGGGACATGATGATAGCCCACCCTCCGTGTACATACCTATGTTCGTCTGGATTGCACTGGAATAAGCGTAGACCAGAACGGGTTTCGATGACAGAAGATGCGGTGCGGTTTGTGTTTGAACTTATGGAAGCTCCGATACATCGTATCGCCATTGAGAATCCAGTTGGATGTATCAGTACCAGAATCCGCAAGCCAGAACAGATCGTACAGCCGTGGCAATTCGGACACCCGGAGAGCAAGGCGACGTGTCTATGGCTAAAAAACCTACCACCGCTTGTGCATACGAACGTTCTTGGGCTTCCTGAGTGCGGGCATTGGAACAATCAAACTCCATCTGGTCAGAACAAACTCGGTCCAAGTAAGGATAGATGGATGAAGCGTAGCCTGACCTACCAAGGTATTGCAGACGCTATGGCAGAACAATGGGGGTGAAAAGATGAACTTCAAACAAGAGGGCGACAAGAAAACTCTGAACTCGCCTACGATGAACCTAGTAATCGACGGGTTTACATTCAAAATCAACACACGCAGAGGATACGGAAGCGGGACATTCACTCCCGAAGGGGAGTTTGATTGGCAGATGTGCTTTTCAATTTCGCCGATGCAAAAGCACTCTATCCAGGACACAATACGCAGGGAGATGAGGATATGAGCATCAAAGAACTCGTTGTAGAGCTTCTTAGACAGGGGCATACAGTCGCAAAGGTGGCAGATATGGTCGGATGTACAGTAAGCGCAGTGTACTACCACGCAAATTCAACCAACTGGACACCTTGCAGAGAACCTATCCCGCCGTTCACAAAGAACCAACTTCGCGTCCTGTTCGACGAGAAGGGCAAGAACATCACAGAGACGGCCGAGATTTTGGGCGTCTCGCGTCAGACGGTAGCGAAGTACAGCAGGAAATGGGGCATCATGTCTGGTCGTACCTACACAATACGGTTCACCCAATCGCAGTACGAGAGCTTGTGTAAGGTCGTAGGACGAACGAAAGACATATCTCTGAAGAACGCTGTTGCTTCTGCGAAATCTTCTTGTGTTGGAGGGCTTAGCAAGTGATGAACGCATATTTTTACAGCCAGGCAAATACCGGTGTCCGTGGTGGCCCCCAAGGATGTCGAAAAGAAAGGACGTGATTCCCCCTTTTGGTCGAATACCAAACCCGCCTGGCTTATATTTTTGAGAGGAGTGATTGAAATGAATTTGAAAGAGAAGTGCATGGAAGAACTGAGGAAACAGATTGAGTCGCTTATGTCGAGCAATCACGAACTGGTGAAGCTGCTCGAAGAAGTGTTGCGAGTAAACGAGGAGTACGCCGTGGAAATCGACCGGTTGAGTGGGAAGAAATGAAGAATCAAAACAGGATGACATTTTGTGCGATTGCTTTCTTGACACTGGCGTTGTTCGCTATGTCCTACCGGATATCAAATTTAGAAGGGCAGGTCAGTGCGCTGACAACAAACGTGTGTGCGCTGACAACAATCGTGTGTCAAACCGTAGAACCGGAGATGCCGTCGCCGTCAGAGTGACGGGGAAGGGAGTGAGCGGGATGAATAACTGTGATTGTAAGACGAGCAAACTTTGTCCGGGATGTTTAGTGGTTCCGACACCAGGGGACTACCGGGTAACGGGTGACGGGACAATACACCTATTGACATGCAAGACGTGCATACACAACGACAGACGGTATATGAAGCACTACTGCGCCTTTGGTTATACATGCGCTCAGTGCGGAGATTGGGAGCCGTCCGAGTGACGTAGGAATGGGTATAAAATGAAAGAACAAATTGTGAGCCACGATGATCAATACTTGGCGCTGTCCGCCGACAGGCTCGGCGCACCTGCGGAGATGGGACATGAGTTTGAAGTGCGTTCTTACTCGAAAGAACCGTCACGCCTGTTGGCGTACGTTATGAAATGTGAATATCAAGGGAAAAGCTTTAAAGACGCCACGAAAGTATTCAAGCGGATAGTCGAGAACAAAAAAGCTCGTTATGTAAAGTTCGAGTGGAGACCGTCAGAGTGACGGGAAGGTGACGAACATGAAAATAAATCTGAATGATAGGGTGCGGGTTGAGAACGGAACGATTGACGAGGAGTGGACAATGCGAAACAAAGGTAACCAGATGATCCTGGACGAACTGGCAAGACGTCCGAGTGACGGGGAAAGGGACAAGTTGAACATCAATTATACATGGCCGGGGGGTCATAGACATGCAATGCACCAGTCAGAACATGAGGCATGGAACGCGAACAACTACCCGGGGACTCGACAACTGTGTTCAATGTGCGAAAAACCAACCGGCAGGTGCGAAGATGACACGCTGTTAAACGAAGACAACGAACCAATCTGCGAAGAGTGTTATAAGGAGGTGAGCGGGGATGAAAGACATGAGGAGCAGAAATATGGTCGTTGCTGACACCTGTTTGCCCGACGTGTCGCTCGCATACAAAGGCCGTCGCGGGCGCTTGCAAATGATATACATGGAATCGTGCGACGAGGACGACCTTCGCCACATCCTCAACCACCGGCACGATTTCCGGATGGGGATAAAGGATGTTGCTGAGTTCAGCAGCGATAAAGATCGCATATCATATTACATATTCATATCAATGCCGATCAAATTCATATCCCCGTTACTGGAAAGGCGGTCGCTGAAGTGGTTCCAAGAAAGGTGGGGGGTGGAGTGAAGAAAAAGGACTGTGATTGTCCATTCTGCTCTAAAACAGAAATCAAGCCTGAGACATCTCGCTGCGAGAAGTTGATGCTGTGTCCCTTCTGCGGGATAGACAGCAAACGCATGGTTTTCATGAACTATGTGAAAGAAAGAGATCAGTACTTCGTGTCATGTGGTGGTTGTGGAACGTCTACAACAGAGTGGGAATACGCCGAAAGTGCGATTATGGCGTGGAACACCCGTGAGGGTAAGATACCAGACTGGTCTATGCAGGAACACCCTAAAAAGTGCTGTTGGCCCAAAGGTGACTACCGGGTCACTGAAGACGGCGACGTCATCTCGCTGCGGTGCATAACGTGCATACACAACGACAATCGGTATACCAAGCGATACTGCCATATGGGGTATACTTGTGATCAATGCGGATATTGGCAACCGTCCAAGTGACGGTGGAAAGGAAATTATTATGAAGCTTACAGAGACACAAGAACTTACGATGAGGATGGCTAAAGCGGGATATGAGAGTTATTCCCAGTATACTGGGCACAAATCGGCTGTAACTGGAGACAATTTACCTAAGTGGGAAAAATTGCCGGGAGGCGTGGTAAACGCGTGGTTTGCTGCTGCCGAGGGAATGACAATGTTTCTCGCTAACGTAGGAAAGGTGGAAGTTGTAGATGGGGAATGAAAATGAAGCTGTAGAGAGAACGATTGCGAACTTTGACTTTGAGGACGCTGCAATAATCTTGAGATTTATCGCGCCTCTGAAATACGACAAGAAAAACCTTACCGAGGACATCTTGCGCGAAGAAGCTCGCAGGATTCTCCAGGAAGTCTCCTCCTCCGAATGGGCGTTCAGAGAGTGCTACGGGAAGTTCGACCTGGTTGCCGAATCTATCCCGCCGACTTCTGAGGCATTAGGAGAACACCTTAAACTCAGACTCGTTGTTGCAGAGGGAGACAGTGAGAACACATTGTGATGCCATTGTCGTCGATCCTCCGCCTTGCTGTGCAATTATTTGTGCTAGGGTAGATAGATGTATCCTATGCATATCAAAGTTCAACACAGAGCCTTAGATTAAGCGAGAGAAGCATGGGGCTTGAAACACCAACAAAGAAAGGGATGAGAGACATGGGGAACACAATGTTCTGTTCGGTCTCACGAGAGAACATAGAGTTGAAAGAAAAACTCAAAGAGAATCACACGGCACTCGTACGCAAAAATGATCTGATTGTGGAACTCCGTCGAGAGAACGAAGAGCTGAAAGGAGAACTCGAAGAGAAACGCGGGGTACTGGCCTTACTACAACGCCTGGCACTCCCCCGCAAAGCCGAAGAGTTCGAGGCACCAACTATCGAAGAAAGAGTCCGCGAACTCGAAAGAGCCGTCAAAGACCTACTCTCGCACACACACGGTGAGAAATGATTGACCCCGAAACTGCACAATTCGCAATCGGCGCTATCGCCTCACTCGTCGCAATGTTCCTCTTCTTCAAATTTATAAAGGACGTAGACGGCAAATAATCCCGCCTTTTCACACAGGAGGGCAACGTGAAACAGAAATCGTACACGACAGAAAAAGAAAGGATGATTGAAGTGGCATTAAAAACATTGAGAGGAATCAAAACCATTGGGGGTGTTGAAACCTGCGAATTGGAAAAAACGGCAGCAACAAAACCGCACGAATTCATCATCGTGAACCACGAAGTAAATTCAATCTCGTTCACGTTACAGAACGGGCCTGTTAAAGAAAACGGCGTCAATGGATGTCAGGTTGATCAGATTGTTCAGGCTGCACTTCTGATAATCTCTGGACTGAACAAACAATTCCCGTGCCGCGAGAACAGTATCGCCATAACGAAACTACAGGAGGCCTTGATGTGGCTGGATGAACGAAAGAAAGATCGCGAGTTGCGTGGTGTGGAGGGGTACTACAAGAAGTGAACTGACAAAGTTCTGTAACGGCCTTTTTTAATAGACCGGGGATGCCTCTGATACAAGCACACTCTCCCCGGTATTTTTATGCCTACTCAAGCACAACAACGAATACAGACTGGATTAGCAAGACGATCATCCGGGAATAGACCCCAGTGTGCGCTTTGCATTATTGTACTGGCACAAAAGCTCAGACATCCTCGCATTGGCCTCTCTCATAGACGACTCAACAGCCTCCATACTGCGGTCCAAAGACGCCTCCAGTTTCCTCGCCGCCGAGAACACCTGGCTGGTTATTTCCCCGCACGCAGATATCGAGCCAAGACCAGATATGACTTCCGGGTCCATCGTGCCCCTGTCCGAGAACACTTTATTCATTCTGCAAATCACACCGACAGGAAGGTCAATCGCCTTACCGTACCGACCCTTTGATATTACAGCGGAAAAGAACACCCCCAAAAGAAAGATGTCTCGCTGCGTTACGCGATCCGCATTGTCTTTGAAAGTAGAAACGATCTCCTCTGTAGCAGAAAAAGTCTCGTCAGAGAGACGGAACCTGATTGTCTTTACCAACTTGCCAAGTTTCGGACGTCCTCTTTTTGAATTTGTTTTGTTCATAATATTAGTGTAACACAAAATAGGCAAGATCGTCAATATCTGTTTTACAAATAATAAACACGAGAAAATTGAGATAGTTGCGAGGGGGGTGGTGATAGAGAGGGAGGGAAGCGCGGCGGAGGTGGGGGGACTCCCCCTCCCCCTGGTGGGGTAGATGGATGACATACGCGCCGCCTACGAACGCATGTATATAAAAAGCCTTACTCTCGCGGGCATACGAATACAATAAACCGTGTAACAACCGGTCGGTCATTACACCCCTAAACCAGGGTTGGGTTGGGTAGGTGATGTGGCTCTAGCCCTAGTGTCACGGGGGTTCTAATTTTACCCGGGTACATTAGGTACATATAATGAACTATACCAGACCAAAGGAGATGCCTTCGAGGTCCACTTACTAATATTATACTTCCTATTAATGCGCAAAGTGTCATGTTCCCTTTACAGTGTACTGATTTCGTTACAGTGTGAGAGTGCGCTAGGTTGCTGCCTTTGCGCCTTGCCCGACTTCTACAGCCCTTGTGTTTAGGGCGATTGCAATATCTTTCAAGTGTATCTTTTTCGTTACACCCTTAGACACAAGATGTAGTGCCTGGGATAGTGTCGGGTACCACATGTTGTGTTTGTCTACTTGGCATGGGTCCTGCTTATGTAGTGGCGACCGGAAATTCAGTAAAGGAAGGACGGTGATGCAAAATGACCTGGTATGTACTTATTAACCGAACGAACGCGATTCCCGGTGAGTCAATCGGCACTGTCATCTCCTGCCACAAGACCATTGAAGCAGCGAAAGCCGCCGATGACAAGCTGTACAAGGATACGGTGAAGCGATACGGATCAATGAGCTACACCCCAACCGTGATCGTACTGTGCGACCGCAAGCCGGCGCACAAGTGGATATCAAATCAAGAATGGAGTGATTCGAAGTGAAAATGACAATGAAAAAAGTGATCAACGAAACCTGCCACACTGACCACGAACGCAGCCTTTTCCGCGCCGTTATCCGGCAGATTGGGTGCTGGGAAGAAGTATGGGATTGTCCAGAGAACTTCAGGGACGCTTCGGGCGGTATCACCGGTTTTATCAATTGCCGCGATACTCACCGTTTTGCAAAAAAAACCATCGAAAGTATTGTGTATTGCCTCAATGAGTTTGAGGCAGAAATCGGTGAACCGTTGAGGAAAGACAGCCGCGACTTGCTCAACTGGTACGCCTGGTTTGCGCTGGAGCACATCATCGACCGAATCATGATGTACAAAGAGAGTCTAGACAATGACTGAAACGCTGAAATCAGTAATGATGTCGGAGATCTGTACCCGGCTACAGGCTCTAGCTGTGAAAATTGCTCAGCTACAAGTGCTTGCCGAGTCGCTTGAGAGGGAGGGAAAAGCATGAACAAATACGAACTTACCATCAGAGAACGAATCGACGCCGTGAAAAACCTTATCAGGCACCCGATAACTTATGGGTGTTATGAGATTATGGCTCTAACGGCTGATGGAGGATGGCTATGCCACAATTGTTGCAAGGAAAATTACAAGACAATCCTGCATTCGACCAGAGTAATAGACCGCCGCTACTTGGATCAATGGGCTGTAATAGTCACAGGTTGTTCTGTAGAGTATGACAATCAGATAAATTGCGCCCATTGTGACAGGGAAATTGTGGAGGGTTTTGAGGACAATGACTGACTTTATCCTCCACCATCACAAGCTGATATTCATTTTGACCTGTATCCTGATATTAACCCTCTGCTCCCTTGCCTGGGAGTTCTCAAATAAGGAGTGAGCGCAATGAACAACCCACATCCAAAGGGTTCACCTGATTGGCGGGCATACGAACGAGGATTAAAATGGTATGTTAGCCAGTACGAGGGTTGTATGGCTCGTGAAGATATCGCGAAGGTATACGACTCTGTAAGTCATTGCACAACCCGGCAGATTGTCGATACCTTTGAAGACGTGATGAACGGGTTCTTGTCAATCGAAACGCTTGGGAAAGAAGATTGAACTACACACAATCTGAACAAAGAGAAAGGCACCCTTTACCGGGTGCCTTTTTTGTTTCTCCGCATCGAACTCACTTGGGGATTTAAGACCAAGGATTAAACGGCAAGCCTTCTACCCATACAATCCCATACCCTGGACATAAATCGTTGAACCTGGAGCATCTCACGCCCTTGTCAGAACGCCTGGGCTATCGCAGAGTGTGGCCGGTTACATCAAAGCCGTATTCAATGGCGATATCCGCCGGGACTATAGATCGGATCACTGCCTCAACGATTCCATCCGCCAGGGCAACCTGAGTTGTCAAATTGTTCAGCTCTCTGCAATCAATCTGATTGCTCAAAAACCCTAGCTCAATTAGAACGGCAGGACATTTTGAAGTTTTCAAAACGGTGAAAGTCGCCGGGTCTGCGCGATTCCATTTTGAGAGCCGTAGTACAGGCGCACATCGACACAGGAGATTCGCCGCCAGTGTTTGGGAGGCGACGCAGTTGCGCTTGTAGTACACTTGGAGGCCGTGAGGGGTGTCACGCTCACATGAATTGGAGTGGATGGACACGAATATACAAAGCCCGGATGTTGTCGGCTTAGTCCTCTTGTCCAGCGGGATGAAAATATCGGTTTCGCGGGTAAGTACAGGCGCAATTTTGTATTCTTTGTTGTACAGGGAGAGCAGTTTTGCTGCAACCAACTTCGCAACAGCCAGGTTGACTACTTTCTCCTGCCTCCCTTGGATGGTGTTCACGCAGCCCGGATCTTTTCCACCATGTCCAGGGTCGATCACGATTGTATATTCTTTCACGGCCATATCAGTATCCTTTCTTAGCTCGTCTGAGTGGACAGCCACATCAGGGCGTAAACAGCCGCAGCTAGCAGCGTTAAAGTACAGGCAATCATAGCGATTGCGGCTTTCTTTCCTTTGTCTTGCATTTGATTACCTCCAATGTCAGTAGAAACAATGCACCTTCAGAGACGTAGAACAGGGGTACGGCAATCAGAAGAGCCACCATTTCGTGTAAGCCAAGTTCCTCAAGCCATAGTCCTATCGGTACCCAACCGAAGAAGAGTAGGATTACGATGTTCGTTGTCACTCGGACGGCGATCTCTCGTCAAATGTCGCCGTTCCGCTTTCGTACCTCCAAGGAACACAGTCTAGCAGTCCTCCGCTAGACGGCATATCTTTGATACAATGTTCCCCTAACCCCCCGATTTTGCAGTGGCATAATCCTGAGGGCTTTAAATAAAGCCCATCAAAATGGAATTTCCTCAAATGTTCAACAATGATTTCTTCCGCTGTCAATTTGTTCCACTTTCCTTCCCCGTCACTCGGACTGCCCAACATCGTCCAGCCACCCGCGTTCAGCGGCCAGGGCGGCGATCCTCGCAAGACCATCAGCGGCGCAGTACACAGATACTTGAAGGTGGGCCACTTTATGTTCAAGGTCACGCACTCGTTTCTGCTCTACCAAAGCTATCACAGCCAAGACAACCACAAACACAGACAACACAATGATGCAGGAATTTGTATAATACAGGTCATTAAATCTTCTCATATGCACTACCAACTTTCTTTGTGATGAATGGTTCGTCACAGTGTTCGCACTCTATTTCCATGCTATCGCCTCCATGAGATGTAGTTCCCAACCGTTATCATCCTTGTGGCCACAATGCGGGCACACAGGACTGTCAGTGCGGTTAGTCTCGAATTCCTTCACTCCCCGCTCACCTCCTCATCTTCCTCGCACAGCTCTTCCCAACACCGTTTAACTGCTATCATTGCGGCATGGGTGGCATAGGTACTAATCCTGTGCGCCTCGAATACTGAGGCCTCTTCCGGGTGGGACCTTTTCAACAGTTTAATCTGATCACGAGTTGGTATGACGTCAAACTCTGAGAATTGGTACCAGATATCAAACAACAATTCTTTGGTCATCCCTGTTCGCCCCCCTTTTTTCCAATCCCTTTCAATTCCTGTGGTGTCCGTGTCTTGCCTCTATACGTGTGCCCCATGAACACAAGCATCCCATCCAGTGGAATATTGATATTGTTCAGCCCAAGAATGATATTCTGCTCAAGGTATCCATGCCGGAGCATTCTGCCAAATTCATGGATCGGTGAACAGAATATCATCGTCGGTGGTTCCGATTCGGTCGTCACCATCACTGATTCAACTATCATCTCTCGATTGGCTTCTGACCACTTGTTGTCAGTGAACTCACTGAACACACCGCGATGGTCAAACATACGCCAATCAAAGACACACTTGAAAACCGCGTTTACTCTATCAATGGTCATCCCTGCTCACTCCTTCCCGTCACTCGGACGGCAATTTATATACAAGAATTTCTCAAAAAATCTACGTTTCATGTTTATATTGTAGCAATCCTCGCACAATCCGGCCGCCGGTATATAAAGAACTCGGCGAAACCCACACTGATAACACCCGCGTCCGTCCTTGGTCATTACGCCGGGATCCATCGGCTTTTCATCCATATCAGATGATTTAATTCCGTGATCAACTCTTTGATTTTCGTGTTTCATCACTTTCACCGTCACTCGGACGGCCTCGTATCCAACCAGTACAGCCCAACAGCCAGGGCAGACCAGATATCTTTGCTTACCCCGTACAGCGGGCCGTGGGTTTTCTTGTTCCCTATGCCCTTCTCGCGTCCACCGTAGCGGTCGATGATCGCCTGTCTGATACTTGCATCGTTTGCACGTGGAGAATTGCACAGGTGAAGTTTCACGTCCTTGCGGTACACCTTCCAGCTATCATTTGCAGGAAGCCCCAACGCTTGGGCGAAGCGACCGATCCACAGTACGGTTTCAAATGTTGTCCGACCGACCGGCATACCGTAACTGGCGATCATTTCAATGACCGGAGTAACAAATAGCGGTTTGTCGCCTATAAACATTGAACAGTCAGAAAACATACCGATCAACGCCTGGTTTCCATCTATCCCAAAGAACCCGGGCGTCTCTCCGTCCAGCAGCACCCAAGCGCTCACCTCTGTGCCGGGGTCAATCGCAAGGATCATGTCGCTCCGCCTTCCTCATGTTGTTTGGCTCCCTCCACCAGATTCGCTCGACACCAACTTCAAGAATATATGTCTCCATGTATATCTTTCTTCCGAGGATGTCTGTCCCTGGTGCAATGATTGAGATGACTTTTCCCTTTCGCTTTTCCGACCGTCCAAACTCTACCTCGTCCCCAACTTCAAACTTTGGTTGAAGTCTCTGTCTTTTCATCCTCGTGTAAAGCACGTCACTGTATCTTGTTTTCATACTTCTCCCTTTCCTTTACACACTACGCAGCGTGTTCCGTCTGCCGTTCCTTCTCCTGTACCCGCGCAGCAGGAACAACACGCCGGTTCAAAGCAATAACATCTAGTGTCACCGCAGTCACAGTTCCATTCTCCGCACTCGTCGCACAAATGGAAATCTTCTTCACCACATACGCACTTCATGATCCCCTCCTGATTCTATTGACACAAGACGAAGAAGAGGGTTCCACGCTTTCCAGCGGTTGTCAGGATGACCTTCCGTGAAACCCTTTCCATCTTCCAAGATGCCCAACTGCTCTGCCTTGTCCAATAGCCAGTGTAGTTCGTCCAATTCGATATCACACTTGATGAGATACGTCCTCTGCTGGCAACCGTTGTTGTAGGCGTACGCCAGTGCTTCGTATCCACCGATAGGGGATGGAGTTGACACAATACGCTTGTCTCCCCAATATTTTTCCGGCGCTCTATCGGTGAGGATGTTCGATATCTTCATCAACTGATCTGCCGTCATGTACTCGTGTTGTTTGTGTTCATTCATATGGCATCAGAACGGGCAGTCGTTGTCCGACTCATCGTCTTGCGTTGGCAAAGGCTCTTCGATAAGCTCCGCACGTCGGTCAATATGTGTGAATGTTGTGGCGTCAGGGACAATAGCCTCGCCATTACGCGAGTTGTGGAACAGGTGCATATTTATAATGTCGTGGTTGGTGTACCAGCGACCGCCAGAGCCTTTCGACATGTACTGGAAAGTTGTGACACACAGCACAGACCCGATCTGTGCGTTTGATTCGTAAAGAATTTCCGCAGCCCTCCCCGCGGCAACAAGGTTGAGATAGTTATTGCAAATTTTCTTTTTCCATGGGTGGTTCTCCTTTGACATTATGGCAAGTTTATAGAACCTCTTGCCGTTCTTGGCTACCGCCTCTTCCATTTTCGTTATCTGTCCAACAGAGAATGATCTTGTTCCCATGTTACCCCCTCATCCTGTTTGCGTATGACTCGTCGAACCGTGTTTGAAGCCCGTTCATTCGCGTCATTGTTTCCATGGAAAGCTCCGCCCTCTTGTCGTGGTCGTCTGGTATGTCGTATGGCGGCTTGTTTCCAGACATTTCGCAGAGTTTCTTCATTCTGTCTCGTGCAGTTTTGTCTTTGCACAGTCCGATTATCGCCTTACACTCTGTCAATTCTTTCTCCAAGTCGGACAACATTTCTCCACGAATAGCCTCAAGGCGGTCGGGCTTCACAATCTCTCCAATGCCCTTGTAGTACCTGATGATCTGGTGCGGGCTTGGCATGGAGCTTGTTTCTTTCTGGTCAGCAAGGCGCTTCATAGCAAGAATAAGCTTCTCTCTGTCACAGGATCGCAACACTTTGTAGTAAATTCTACCCTGTCCAGTTCTTTCGCCCAACTCCATACGGGGATAGAACAAGTCCACTATGTGATTGAATATCGGCTCAAAAGCTTCTTCCGATATCATTTTGCCTCAATCTCCTTCATACCAACGAGTGACAGTATGCGGTTGGCCTTGTCCTTTTGTTCCTTCGTCTTGATCTTCCCGGTTGAAATGGAAGGGCTGACGACCTTGAGATAGTATCTGTCTGTGTCCGTGATAGGAAGTTCGTCGATACAGTTTTCAAGCATGAACTGCTTGATTGCGTCCTCAATTTCATCGACCTTGGCTTTGACAGGGAAGAGTTGACGAGAAAGTTCAATGCAGTCTGCAACAGACGTGACTTGAGGGACAGTTGTCAAGGAAAACTTGACAGCTGCCGGACAATCAGACAGGTACCCACACCGCTTGCACCTGTTTGAAGGCACCGGTTCAAACTCGGTATCCGACATGATGCGCTCGATTACAGAGGAACGCTCGTTGAAATGCTCCTCAATCTCTTCCTTTGTCCACGTGTAAGAAGAGTAGTAGTCAGGCCCACGATAGGCAAAGTAGCACTGGAACAGTTCAAGAGCAGGATCGTTCGTCATTTCATCCATGCAGTAATCTTTGAGTTGGTCGGGAGAACACCAGTCAGACGGCCACCCCTTAAGATCGGCAATTACCATGATCTCACCGCGCTTGATGCGTATGTCCTTGCGACCTACATAGCGCGTAGTCCACATATCCATGTCAAACTCAGTCTCCACGTCCTCTGACCGGACTCCCTTGAACACAGTGCGGAAGAAATTAGCAAGCCTCTTTCCAATAGACTCGCACTCTCCCAGCATACCAGCCTTAGCCCACTGCTCAAAGTCGGAATGAGCGCCCTTCCCTGCCTGCATGATTGAGGAAGTAGGCTGTTTGTTGCCCTCCATCTTCATCTTGAAGGCGTGTGGGCATCCTGGAATTGTGTCTGTTCCAGCGTACAGACTGACAGAAGAGAAAGAAAGGTGGTCTATTTCCATTATGCTTTCCTCATTTCTGCCAACGCTCTTGTAAGATCCATTGACTTCCTCTTGAGTTCGCCAGACGTTTTGTTCCCGAACCCAGATTCGATGTTACTGATTTGATCAGATACGAGAATTTTTTCAATCAGCAAGGCTGTTTCTATGCACAGCCTGTTAACCTTGTTAATTTTATCCAATTTCATGTTGTCCTCCTACTCAAAACTTAATTTCTGGTTCGTCATTCTTTGGCCTCAGTTCTGCTTTGATAGCTTCGATATCCCCGTCAAATCGGTTGAAGATATCTGCCGCAGCCTTTGGCGTGATCTTGGCATCAGACAAGAGCTTGTTCAGTTCTTCGTCAGACGTTGCGGCTTCCTTGACCTTAGCAGGGGTGTACTCCACGCGCTCCACAGAGGTCGGTATGACATCTTCTGCTCCAATGCCACCATCTGTTAAGGCGTCGTGTCCTTCGTCTTGCTGCGCGGCGTAGCGGAACTCAGGGGACAGAGGCAGGCGCTTTGCTAACCGTCTGATGACAGTCTTTTTGTACATCTCCGTTGTATGCTGCGTCCAGGGGGTGCTGTTACGTCCTGGCGACTTGGAACGAACCTCCTCGATCTCCTCTGCCCACATCCATTCCCAATCACTTGTTCCATCTTTGTAATGTACAACCGCATATGCACCGACAATACCTTTGCCGCGAACGGAAGGAGGAGACGGCTTGTGAGTCAACAGGCGGCGTTCTCCCTGCTCAATCGTGTAATCCTCTCCCTCGTACACCACATTGGCATACAGGCTCGACACGAGCCCACTGCGACGGGCGAGGTCAATCAGTCCACGGTACCCGGGGATAAGCTGGCAGGTGTTTCCGTATGGCACAAGGTAAGCTTGACCCGTGATTCCGTCCGGTTCGAGTCCGAGCTGACAGCTCTGGATGATAGAGCGAACGAGTGACGCCTCTGTGCAGTCAAGAAGCTTTGGGTTCTGTTGGATACTCGTCCATGCGATTCGTACCAGGCGATCCGCTGTCATATGTTTTGGAAGCGCCGCCGACATCTGCGGTTTTGCTCTCTGTAGAAGAGCGTAAATTGTCTGTCCCTGTGTTTTAGCGATTTCTTTTGTCATTTGTCCCTCCTGTTAGAACGGTACAATATCTTCGGGAACGTACCCGATAGACTTTGTTTTTGTGTTTAGGTAAGCAGAGAACTTTGTTCCCCACAGAGTTTGGGGCCTCAGGTACTTCGCCATTTTTTGATCTCCGCCCCATGTGTTGTACATGTTACGATGGACTTTCTTGAAGTCCTCAAGCCCATAACCCTCTTCGCACCGGGCGTTGATTTGCTTCCTCAACGCCTCTCCGCCCCTGTACTTGGACGCGAAAACCATGTTGAAGTCGTCCACAACCTCGCGGCAGATGCCGCTTGACTTCTTGACCTTCTCGACTTTCTCAACGTGAGTACTACTAACCTTTTTTAATACCCCGGAGTCGTGCAGGGTGACATGGAACTTGTTCTCAACTGCATCCCATACCCCCACCTGGCAGTCTGCGACAAGCCCTCTCGCAATGTCGAACTGCGGGGCGATATAACGTATGAATATTACAGGGACATCATCAGAAGGCATCGAACGAGATGTGGCGATACCCTCCTTCGGTTTCAGCACGTCTCCGGTTTGAAGTCCGCCGTACAAGTAGGCGTTCGCCATTTCCCCACCCCTGACGAGCGATTCAGGACGCCCGTACCTCTCCCTGTACTCCATTTCCCTGTCCATATCTCCAACCTTCGACAAGACCTTAGCCATGTCGATCTCCATTTTGTTTGCGACATCCTTCACGCTCATTTTTCCTCCTCATCCATGGTCTGTTCAATTACCCTTTCCAAACACAGGGCAAAGCCGCCCTTGATTGAACCGATAACGTGATTCTTACTCTCTCCGGCCAGATCTTCAATTTTCGCGTGACCAACAGTCCGATGTGTCGCTGTCTCACGCACTTCGATTGTTACGATTGTCGTGTAAGTCATTTTGTTGTTTCCTCCGTATTTCTTGGTTTGAACTTGTACTCTTTGCGTTTGGGGTATTCGCAGCCGTTGAATATGTGTTCGTAGTATCCCTCCATGAAATCCCACAACGCCTCGTCTCCACCGTTTAGAAGCGAATACATTGCGTCGTGTGCGTTTATAGAAGAGCCGTCGCAATAGCACGGAGTTCCGCCGGTATGCTCGCAAACTTCTTTAAACGATTTCTGTCCTTCGTGCAACGGGCGATTAGAGTGGTACATCAAATCAGCCGGACTAAGACGGCAATCAACTTCAGCGTCAACGCTCCCAATTTCTGATTCTATACGCTTGATCGGAAGAGCATTGGTGAATATACAGAAAACAACCGCTCCATCGTTTCCAGATAGAGAAAATGTGATATCCATTCCATGTACTCCGTGCGATCCTCCTTTTCCCGGAGCGCAATTCGGAGAACCGTGGCAACATTCAAACCTGATACAGTCGTACCCACCTATGAATTTGACATCTCTTTTCATTTTGTTCCTCCTTTAGATGCAACTAGTTGTAATCCCCAAAACTGGATGTTTCTCTGATTCCACGCCTCCTACGCGGTTCTCTACCGACATCTTAGCAGATTATAAGCTAACTTGTCAACACTTTGGTCAGATTATTTTTGAAGGCGCTTGACTGGCGGGTGTCGGCTTGGTACAATAGAAGTGCTTAAACTTTAAAGTACCAAACCGTTCGCCTTCGGAGTTCTCCGGGGGCGTTCTTTTTATGGGAACAGAAAAAGGCACCTTGTTACGGGTGCCTTCATTCTAGGGGGAGGCAGAATCGAACTGCCCCTACGGGTAACCTGATTCCTGTTTTGGTATCTGGTGACCGGTGACCGTCAATAGACGTGCCTGATCCTAAACAGGCTTTCCCCCTTCAAAATCTGCGATGATAACCTATGTACCATCCGGGCTTTCGTCCTCGTTTAAAAGATAGCCCAGCAGCGGCATACCAGTCATTGCTGCGTCTCTCGGCACCTGCCAAGAGATTTCCTTTGCTATCAAGTCCGATTGTTGGATTAGCCACTTCCCACCTATCAAGAGACAGATGAAATGCGGGTCTGATCCCTCCCGGTGATCCGTACACTGTACCATATCGTGCGTACCTCTGTATGCCAAGTGCGATTACCAGTGACCGTCTGTTTTCCCAAAGCCATTCAGAGCAGAACGACTCCAGGTCTACTGAGGGTTTGTGTTTTTGCCGTCCAACCTGAACAACTTTACAAGCCCCTTTACCATGAAGTCAAGCTGTTCGTCACTCAACTCGTCCTGATTTCCGCCAAGCCTTTTTACTTCTGACTTGATAAATTCTTTTGCCATTTGGTGCCGGTTAGATCCGCTCGCATCGTCTGATTTGATTGTATCGAACCCATTCAGAATGGCCTCAAGGGTGTCAAATGCAATCGCGACTCCGCCCACCCTCAAAGATGGTACGATTTGTTGAAGTTTGTCGATTGCCGAGGCACCCGACTTACTCCATGCTGCCACCCTCTCCGCTCCGTACTTGTCAACCAGCTTTGAATGTGCAAGGTAAAACACGACAACAGATGCAACTGCCACCCCTGCATATATCAGCAGATTGATAACCTGAACCTGAAGCTCCGGCGATAACGTAAGTGCTGCCAACATTGGCGATCACTCTCCTTTGAAGTTTTTGTTGCGATATCTCTTTCTCTCGGTGGAGAAAAACCTTGTTATGATTTCCTTCTTCTTCTTTCTATCTATGTCATCCCTCTTGAGTATCCTCGTGATCCTGTCCTTGTGCCTGTCAAGCACCGCATTAGCCGTCTCTACAGCGTACTTCTCATACTCCCTGGACGTGAGACGCCTTCCACCTGGGAGCGTTTGTTGTGGCTCGTTTATGACGATCTTGTTTTCCATCAGAAGTTTGTCCAGTTCTTCTGGGTGCGGGATAGACCCTTGCACTCCCGCGAGACGCGCCAGTCCACCAAAGAATCCTTCGCCACCACCCTGCATTGCTGGTTTACCCATGACGATTTTCTTTGGTTTGCTGTCGGACACAAACGGTATGCCCGAACCGGCAACGTCTTTCATGTCTTGCCACAGTCCTTCGCCGCTTTCCTTCTGCTCGATCTCAGGAGATAGCGCCCTCTCGAAACCTTTGACCAGGCCGGAGAACGGCATGAATCCTGACAGGTTGTAGGACAAGAACTCATTGGCAGACATACTCGGATTCTGCCTGCCCATAGCAAGCTCAAGCATGTTGTAGGCATTGCGTAGGAACGTCTTGTTGGCGAACACTCTGGACATGGCATAGGAAACCTGCTTCAGCATATCCTCTTCGTTGCTCGCCTGTGCCGAGTTTGCCGAAAGCTCAAGGACACTTGCAAGAGGCTCGTACCGAGCGTAAGAGAACCAGCGATCTCCAATCCAAATAGAATAAGGTTCCCACCCAGCCTGTCTCATTGCCTGACGTTCTTCTCTATCTTCCGGCCCTCCACCTGTGATAAGACCCATCTGAGCCATGACGTATGCGATTGCCATGACTGCGGTTCCGGCAATTGCCTCGCCAACTTCTTCCGGGTTGGCATTTTTCCCCATCATTCTTGAAGTCATAAGTTCCGCGAATTTTACCGGGCTTGCACGGTACACATGTTTGGCTATGTTCGCGCCTATTGACACAAATGGTATACCAAACCTGACCCACGGAAGTTCCTTTGCCACATTTGCAGCCTTCGTCACGCCTTCGCCGAGCATGTGGAGCTCTCTGAAGAATTTAGGTATCTCCACCTGGGCCTTTTTGTCCGGTCTAACACGTTCCTTGAGAGTCCAGTACAACCTGTCCTTCTTGATTGTCGGTGTCCATCTTGTCATTTGTTCAGCAGAAGGGTCTTTGAAATATTGATCGGACAGCTCGTATATCTTTGCTTCTTGTTCGCGTGTTGGAGTTTTCTTAACGTCTCCCATAACCTCTTTAAAGGCGTCGATGTAGGCAAGGTTCGCCTTTGATATGCAAGCATGAACAAAGTCTTGCGCGGCATCTCCGGCAGATAGAAGTGTAAATCCTGGGGCGCGAAGTATCCTCCCTGCGGTCTTACCGATGTATTTATCCATCTTTTTTTCTCTTACACCAAGCATAACACCAAGCTCTGAACTGAATCCACCGTCATTTGCATATACCGCCATGATGATCGCCGGAACAGACCTCATGGCTTTGGTAGCTGCATACACCTGCGCTCCAAGTTCACCTGGAAGAACGTCTTTTCCCGTCATCCACTTGGGAAGCATCTGCGCTATAGCCTTACTACCGAGACGTTTTGCAAGAAGAATAGGGGCAGACAAAAAGTTCGATACGTTTGTAGATATGCCAGTCAGGATGTTATTCATCCAGAACTCGTAAATTCCGTCAAATAAGTTGTTAGAGTCCGCGTTCATGGCGTTTGGTTTCTTGTTGTTGAGAAGTTCTTCCAATGCGGTGCGAGCCTCTTGCGGTGTCTTGTTAAGGCCAATCTCCATCAGACCTTTTAGAGCGCTTTCTCCGAAATCATTGATGATCTCTTGGTAGTCCTGAGGCTTGGCCGCCTTATCCAATCTCAATTTAACCTTGAATGTGTTTAACGCCCTTCCAGTCGCTGCCTTTGTGTCGAAGTATTGAAGAATAGAAGTTCCAAGATTGTCTGTCTCAATCATGTAAGCCGCCTGTTTCGCCATGCTGTCAGGATTGTTATACAGCTCTTCCTGAGCCGTCAACCACTTCTGACCAGCCGCCTCAAGCGACATTCTGTAAGCAACTGCGGCTTCGTCGAGCGTCAAACCCTTTCTCATTACGGACTCAGGCATATTCTTTGCCAACCAGTCAGAGTCCTCAACAGCCCTCTTTGCATACTTCGCAGACCGGGCGACTGACTTGCGGTAAACCCTGTCCTCCAACACCTTCAGTTCCTTCTCCTTGTTCTTCAACCGCTGGCGTATGACGGACACCTTTTTGGAGTCACCAAGCTCCTGTATGTCACGGAGATCGGCTTGTATCTGAACAACCTCGTCGGTCAAGTCCTTGACCTTCTGGATATCGCCAAGGTCAGGAGAATTTTTCACAACTTCCTTAAGCGTTGTAAGTTCAGAGCTCTTCTGTTTCAATCTCGAAACAAGGTCTTTCGTTTTCTCGGTCATGCCTTCTTTACGAGCTTCTTTCAACTGTAAACTAATCGTTGACAGTTCAGAACGAACGGCTTCAACCTGCTGCGGCCCGAGTTGTTTAAGCGCCTCGACGTAGTTGATTCCCATCATCCCGATCTGCCCGCCTAGACCCTCCATCTTGTCCAAGTTGACAGTCGGTGCCGGACCCCCTCTGTTGTATATCGACTTACCAGATTCGTCGCGTGACGCCTCTTGTATCCTCTTGTACTGACTATCAGATGAAACAAGCTGGCCACCGATTACTGTTCCGCCAGCTAACATCGGTTGGAATGGGTCTATTTCTTCTCCAATAATATCGGTTCCAAGCCTTGTTCCTTCAGGCTGTTGTTGATCGACTGTATTACGTCCACCAGAGACGATGCCGAGTTCTTCTTCGATTGCATTTTTTACCTCCGAATAGGCGTCATTCAACGCCGTTTTGTTTCCATGCTTCAAAAGGTTTGCGTACTTTGTGATTACATCAGATATTCTTCCTGAATATTTTGCAAGATTATCAAAGGCGCGGATATACATTTGGACGCGTCCGAGTTCTGTTGCCGCATCTTCTTTGTTGAACTCACCATACCCCATGAGTTCAAGGCGCGATCCCGTTTCAGATCCAGGCACGCGAAGAGCGCGACGATCTCTCATAAGCCTATTTCGTATAGACTCTTTTATTTCAGCACGCTCCGCAAGATTTGATTGAATCTCGTCTCCAAACAGTGTTTGTTCTGACCCTGATTCGGTGGCCGACATTGCATCATCGACAACCGACGTAGCAACAGCAGTTGTTACCTGTTTGCCGCTTCTTTCTATTGTATTGAAAGCCTTTATTACGTCATCCTCTACCGCCTCTGACATTCCTGCTTTGGATAGAGCATTTGCCGCCTCGTCATTGATAACATCATTGACATAAGCGTTCCAAACGGTGTCGCTTGCCTTTGAAATTTTAAGCCCATACGACCAGATCTTTTTCCTGATGTTTGGTTTAACACCTCTCGCCGCAAGCTCTCCTTCGATATCCTCTCCGTAGTCACGAAACAGCCTGGCCGCATCCTTCACGGTACCCTTGTCACCGGCGATGTTCCTTAATGCTCCATACATTCTCGCCGTCTTTGTGTCTGTTACGCCCTGTTCTTTTCCCACCTCAACAACGTCAACTTCCGATGCGCCAGATTCTTTTGCCATATTGTATCTGTGATGACCGTCAAGGACGACAAGACTTTTGTCAGACGGATCTCTCCATACGACAATCGGATCAGCAAGATTCTGTTGAAATGGTTCTCCCCTGTATGTTTCAGTTACGCCACCTTTTCCGACATCTCTCCTGTACTGCATAACGCTTGGTTTTACAGCAATACCGTCAATCAATTCTCGTCTGTAACGCTTACCCGTATCACTGGTCGCTTGCTCACGCTGTATAACCACCTGTGTTGCAGGTTCACTTATCGCGGGTGCCTGCGGTATGGGTTCGGGTGCAATCGTTTGTTGTGGGGCTTCCTGCTGCGTCGTAAGAGCTTTTTCTAGCTCTACCTTCGCCACCTTCAGTAACCTAGCCCTCTCCTTCGATCTCTTCTTCTTGTCCTTGATTGTCAAGGTTGCCTTGTTTATTTCCTTCATGCGTTCTTGAATTGACTTCGGTTCTTCGACCTGGATCGGTTGTTTCTGTTCCAACTGTTGAGGAATACTCACAGGTTCAAACGCCTTTTCTTCAGTAACAAGCGGCTGGTTCACGGGAGACTTATCCTGTCCGGTGACGGTGATTACACCACTTGGAACGCTAATCTTTTGGTGTGCCGCCTGATAATATTTGAGTTTAACGCGGTCGATCATTTCGGCTCGCTTATCCTGAGTAGCCTGCATAGCGTCTTGTATTCCGATACGCATATCATCAATAGCAGCCTGCTCAAGAACCGTTCGTTGAGGATTCGCTTCCATGGCACCAAGTTTTTCCTGAAGGTCAATAATGTCTCTGCGCTGCGCTTCAAGTGTCGGAGAAGGACTCGCGTCCTCCATGCTCTGAAGTTTCTCGTATAAAGCGTTTCCGCCCTCGTCAGAGTACATGTCTGATATTACCTGTCCACGCCTTTGTTTCTGGTTTAATGCTTGCCGCTGCTGCTCCGCGTCAAGAGTCGGTTGTTCAACCGGTGGAGCTTGCGCGGGCGGTGCTGCGGTCGGAAAGGTTACGCCAGCCTCCTGCATCGTCTGAGCGACCTGCTCCGGGGAGATAACGTCAACCCCAAGATTCTGTTCTGCTGCTGCGATTGCGTTGTCAACGTCGTCTCCTGTAAGCTCTCTCGGTTGCGGTTGATCGTTGAACTGCATCCGTTGAGGGACAACGGTCTGTGCAATTTTACCTGCACCAAGAGACAGGGCAGATACGAACGGCGTCTGTAGTGCGATCTGCTTCATCCTGTCAGGAATACGAGCGTCAACAACAGCCTGTTCGTATGGCTTGCCTCGATATACGTCCTCGATGATATCCTGAGTTGAGTTGAGTGCTTCGGCAGAAAGTTCCTCTGTCTCCTGTGAAATTAGGAACTTCATGAAATTTGCAATGCGACCGCCGTTTGCCGGGTTATGCCGCAGAGCTTTCAATAGGTATTTCCCACCCACATACTCTGTTAATCCCTCTGTTGCCGCCGAGCCTACAGCAGATACCGTGGCCTCTGTTGGAGTTGCGCCCTTTGTCATTTCCTCGCCGTATTCACGTCCATAAGCGCGAGTACCCAACATCGTTGCGCCCACGGCAGGGCCTCCGATTACCGTTCCGGCTATCGCTGGAACCTGAGCCGCAGCCTCTGTTACAACGTCTCCGACAAAGGCAGGAACGGGGGATCGGTTTGGCATTCCAGCCATTGTTTCCTGCATCCTCTGTTGTCCGCTACCATACAGCGCTTGTCCGGCCTTATCCCACGGATCGTATCCAAGCGCCTGCGTTGCTGCTCCTGTAACAAGTGGTTCAAGGATCGGACCGGCAGGACCCATCGCAACCTGTCTTGCAAGATCGCTTTGGATCAGACCGCCACCAGTCATTTCAAGGTCCGCAAACATACGAGATGGAACGGCAGACAACTCGCGACCGATTGTTGTGGGCGCTACCTCCGGGACAACGCTATACACATATTGGCGATCCTCCTCCGGCATATTCGGAATAAGTGACGCCCATTGTTGAGTAGAGTATTTGTACTCTGGTTTCTGTGACAAAACATAAGCCCGCTCCTCATCAGTCATGTTGGGAAGAAGCGCGTTCATCTGGTCGTGCGTGTATTTAATTCCTTCTGCCATGATATTACCTCAAAATAGCGTGTATCCAGCCGCTTCTGCAGCTTTCCTCTTGTCTATTTCCACTTGTTCTTCTGGTGTAGGACCGTATCTGACGAACTGCGAAAGTGGGTCCGCGTATGCTCCAGCTGTTTCCTTTGCGCTGTCCAGAATGCGTTGAAGCAAATGTTGTTTTTGTGGAACTGCGTAAGTCGTTGGTTCTCCACCTGGAGGCAGGATTGGAGCAGGTGCGGGCGATTGCTGCGTAACCTGTTGTTGTGTCTGCTGATTTTGCTGACCCTTTATAAATGCGTTGTCTGCTATCGCGTTTATCTTGTCAAAATGCGACGGTCCGGCGTTTGTATTGTCGGTTTGTATCTGCCTTGGCTGGTAGTATTCTCCGGTTCCTGTAGAGGTCTGTTGCCTCATAGCTGCAAGTTTTTTGTTCCACGGAGCAAGCCTTTCTTTCTGGTATTGCATGTACTTGTCTCCGTCAAGACGCTCAAGCGTTGCCGTTCTAGCTGCGTTTATATCTTCTGTCGTCGGATTGAGTCCGGTTTCAACTCTACGAGAAAGTTCTTCTTTGAATATAGCGTCTCCATACGCTTTGATATCGCCCATTATGCCGTCTACAGCTCCCTCTACCCGCTTCAACTCAATCGAGTCCGGGTCATAGTCTGGCGCGTTAGGATCAGTTCCAGCAGATCCAGAACCGCTTCCACTTCCGCTTCCACTTCCTGACCTTCCAGGTAGTGTTCCGGACATTTCCATATCTCTGCGCCTCATCTGCTGCTCGATGTTTTGCCGGTTTAGTGGCCTGTCATTCATCAGTGTATCCAAACTCATTGCGTTGCTCAACTGCTTGGACGGGTCGGCCTGATCAAACGCATAGTCAATTTCTTTCTGTTTCTGGTGCATGTCCAATTTCTGAGCCATGTCCTGCTTTGCCCGGTACTCATCGTACTTTGCTTTGTCAGCGTTGATACGGGCGTTGTAGAAGTTCTTAAGAGCCTTGCCAATACCTGACAGTGTTCCGCTTCCCTTCTTCCACGACACAGGGAACTCCTCTGTTGAAGGAAGTCCGGGCGCACCAGGGTTCTCCCCTACGTCCTTGGAGTAGTCTTGCATCTCCGGTTTCCTGGGGTTCAATACACTGTCCACGAGGCGTTGTTGTTCCTGTAAGAGCCGTTCGCTGGCAGACGGTAGGTTGCTGCTACCACGTTGGCTAGGTTGTGGCATATCGCCAACAATAGGAGGCGTCAGACCTACACCCATTCTCTCCCTGAGTATGTTTGCTAAGTTTGCCATGTTTATACCCCCTTGCTTTTGGCGAAAGAGCTTATAAGATTTCCAGCCAATCCCCACAAACCGGACTTGGTCTGTTCCTTGGCTGCTGCTGCTGCCATTTCTGCCTGATTCTCCGAAGTTTTCATTGCTGTCGCTGCCTGTATTGGACCTGATACGGTACTCATCGCATCGGCCGGGCCACCCATAAGCCATTTCTGAGTATTTAGCCGATCCTGCGCTATTCCTCTGTCCAAATTTATTTGCGCCATTTGACGAGCTTCGGCTGCTGTTCCAACATCTCGGATGTTTCCGAGTAATTCTTGTCCAACGGCCATTTTGCCTGTTCCAAGGCCAGCAAGCCCCATAGCAGTTCTGCCCTGCGTGTCTTGCAAATCTCCCTGCGCTGCTCCTGCTGCTTTTAGGGCGTCGATTCTTTGGTTTCCAGTGTCTAACACCCAGAAATTTCCCTGCTGCATGGCGTTTTGTATCGCAGCTTCGTTAAGTTCACGGGTTTTTGCTGCGGCTCGGAAAGAAAGGTCACTACTCTGACCGAGCAGCGCCCTTCTTTCTGCTGCGTTTACGTCATTGATTGCCGTGCTTGCACCAAGTCCGCGAGAACCCATAACCTGAGCGTTTTCACGCTGCATTATTTCCGATTGGCGGGCGACTGGATCAAACGCCGCTCTGTAAAACGCATCCTTGTAACCAGATAAGTCGCCTTCATTAAGCCCACCAAGACGACTGCTTATCGTGTTCCACAATTCCGCCGCCTCTGGACTCGTCTCGGCAGCCGCTTTGAGTTTTTCGATCGTGTCTGTCTGCCCCGTCTCGTACTCTTTTAAGGCTTGTTTCATAATGGACGAGGCGTCGTCATATGCAGAATACGCTGGGTTGTCTACCAAGAACTCATTCTGCATCCACTCGTAGAACTTCTCTTGCTCAGGTGTGTTTATAACAGATTGTCCCGTGTAGTCCAGCGGTGTAACAGCTTCGTTTGCGAGTCGGCTTTGGGCGTTGATGTCGCCTGATTCAAGCGTGTCCCTTGTTGACGCCGCTGCCTCTGCCCCTGTGGTCGTGACACCCGGTAATTTGATGTTGCCTAGCTTCAAGTCCTCGCGGATCTTCGCAACATCCTGACCGTATACACCGGGATATTGCATACTCGCTGCCGCGATTAGATTGACATCCGAAAGTGTTTGCCCAGCCTCAGTTCCTGTACCTGCCTCTGTGTAGTATGGGTCTGGTTTGTTGACATACCCTGGTTGTATAGTTGACGTAGAGCCGGTCGCATTGCCACCAGTTGTTGACGTAGCTCCGGTCGTTCCTGCTGCTGCTGCGTCGGTTGCTGCGCCTGCTTGCGTGCCAAATAGTTGGTTTCCCGACTCATCTTTTTGGTAGGTTTCCCCGCCCATTGTAGATACTCCCGGTGCTTTCTGCGAAGTGCTTGCCACGCCAGATTTTGCTCCAAGCCTCTGCGTCAGTTCTTCTCTCGACATATTTTGGTCTTGTGTTTTGGGTCTGTACTTACCGTCAGCTCCCTTTTCGTAGTACATTCCTTCGCTTCGTGTTCCTGCGTTTGGATCTGCATCCAGACCAATCTCGGCCTGTGCTTCGCGTTCTGCCTTTGTTGGGATTCCCTTCTTTTTCATCATTTCTATTAGTGCGTTAGACAAACCGTCTTTGTCCAAACTCGGTTGACTTGGGTCTGGTTTTCCAGAAATTGCCGCTTCAAGCTCTGCATCAGTCATGTCGGCAGGGTTCCTCTGAAGGGCAGGAGAGCGATTCTCCATGTTTGGCTGCTGTGTTGTTCTGCTGAACTCGTTTGGTAATCCTTTCGAGAAGTTGGAGTTTATCACTCCCAACATATCTCCAACGTCATTAAAACTCTTCTGCATTTCAGGAGTTACCGTAACGCCAAGTTCTTTTAGCCTTCTCGGATCAAAGTGCGGCTTGAACCTTGTTATAATTGCGTCCAACTCTTCCTTTGTGTTCGCATTTGCAGCCGTGTTTCTGAAATCTTCGATCGTGTCAATGATCTGTTGATCGTTGCTTCTCGGACTCGGAGTTCCGGGTACAATCTTGGTTGGATCAACACCAGCGTTTACGCCAGTAATCGTCTTTACCATCTCGTCCTGCTGCTTCTTCACTTCTTGAATATCGGTGTCAGACATTGTATCCGTGTTGTATGTATCCACGATAGGCTTGTACTTCTGTTGAATACCAGAAACCGCTTCTGGTGTCGTTGCCGCCTCCAGCTCGGTGTTAGCTTCACGCAAAGTTTCCTTGAGATTCCCGGTCTTTATCGGGTCTCTGAACAAGGCTTTGTACTTGCTCTTGTCGTACTTCGTGTTCTGAACAGCGGCCTCTCTCTTGCTTGCCGCTTCGTTTGCCGCCCTCTGCGCTGGTTGTAGAACCTCGTAGAACCTCTTCTGGTAGTCAGTAAGATATCCCTGCTTTACCTGTAGATTCTGTTTGCTCGCCTCAAGAGCTTCCTTCACTCCTGGGATCTGATACAGCATTTCCATAACGTCAAAATTCGGGTCTGCCATAGTAATCTGCCTCCTACTTGTCGATGATCGTGAAAAGTGATACTTCGAGCGTGTCTGAGGCGGCACTGTCAAGAACAACCTCTACGGTGTTATCGCCAGTCAGAACAGCGGTTATGTAATTTCCAGAGTTGGTGTTCAACGTAGCCAAGACAACCGATGTGGTTCCGCAAGGGAAGGAAAGTATCTCGGAAGTAACCCCGTTTGTAAAATCCTCCCGCGCAGTGTAAAAAGACTCAAAGTTTGTTCTTGTGTTCAACCAATTCATGTCGTTCATTGGTGGGTATATCGGTTGAAGCGGCTGTCTCGCAGAGCATGACAAGGCTGTCAGAAGCACCAAGACGAAAGCAATTTTTCTCATCTGAGTGTCGAGTCCTTTATTGTCCCAAGCGGCGAATAATAGACTCTCATGGTTTTGACAGACGTTATGCCCTTCGGCGTCTGACCGTCGTTTGACAGATACAAAGACATCTTTCTCACCGGCTGGTCAAGGCCAACATTCCAAACATACGTCTTGAGATATCCGGCACCAACCATGTTCGTCGTCTCATACGTCTCTCCGGCAATCTCTTGGTAGTAAAGACGGCACTCAATCGTATCAGCGGTTGCTGCTTTCATGTCCACCTCAACCCGGCTTATACGCTTGTGTGTGCCGTTGTTCACGTCCAGGGTGGTGTAGGACGTGCGATAGGTGAAATCCTCGAATGTCGTTGCCGTCGTGTTGTCCTTGAAACTCATGGTAGGGAGCCAAGAAAACAGGACTTTCGTTCCGTCTGACTCTCCATAGAAATTATCGCCGTATGGGATATCAAGCCAATCGTGTTCGTAGAAAGACTTTGTTTGAATGTCGAAAACGAACACTTTGTACGTTGCTGAAGCGATTCCAGCGATATACAGATATCTGTCTTGTGACATCATCATCTTGTAAATCTGGAAATATGTCGTCAACCCATACGTCGGGGTGTGAGCCAGAAAAGACGTGTTCATTCCTTCGATCATGTATATGCTGCCACGATTGGAGAATAGGACAGCGTTCTTGTGAGCGAAAGCAGAAGCAGCTACGTTGCTGTAATCAACCTCTGGAACCACCGCACACACCTTGTCTATTCTCCACGTTGCTGTTGTGTCTCCACCGGAAAGAAGAAATACGCCAGTCATCGTAAAGATGTAAAGTCCATATTGAGTCTCAATCAATTTCCTGATCGAACCGTAATTGCTGAACCTGGTTTCACCTGCACCGAGCGTAACATCCCAGTTCTCGTAGTCGTTTGGGGCAGAGTTGTACATCGTGTACTCGGTCGCAACAAACAACCTGCCTTTCCATGTAGCCGCGGATACGCAAGTCATCGTGTCGAACGGTAGGCTGTTTATCCTGGTGGACGTTCCTGAACCCGAGACGTATTTCCAGACTTCATCTCCGTTGCAGACATAGATATACTGCCCTGACAGATAGATTGACGAGGCGAACAAATATGTGTTTGAGACAGAGGCGTGAGGCATCAGCTCAAAATCGTTTGCTCCGTCCTTTACCCGCAAGAAGTAGTCAGTCCCTTTCTTCATAAGAAAAATTGCGCCGAAGTTTCTATTTGGGGGTAGAACCGCGTCCATCAGTTGAACAGAAGATGTGGTATGAGACAGCGAGAACGTCTGTGTACTGAGACTGTTCAGCGACGTTGACGATGAATGGCAGTTTACAGCACTGTTTGAAGTCGTTGTCGCGTAGGCAAATACAGAATCTTCCGTGATGTTCTCCGTTGCGAACCCCAACATATCCTTCGCCTGGAACTGGATCACCTGTAAACCAGAATCGTCTGTCCCTGAAATAGCAGGAGCAGACAACACAAGGAGCAGTAGGAGGCAGAGTATCTTCTTCATTTCTTTTGCGGCCCTGTGTCCGGCACCGGCTCAATTACATTGGAGTTAGCAAGCGTCTGACCCGTAGACGTAAGGAGCGTCGTGTAGACCTTCTCAAGTGCGGCCGCTCGCGTCTGCTGATTGTCGTTCGTCAGAACCAGCATAGCCGCGCCAACAGACAGGAGATTGTCAAACTCAGTAAGGGTCTGCACCTCAGTCGTGTCGGTTTCCATGTCCACGACATTCACAGCAAACAGAACTTCAGCCGTCTGCGTAACCGCTGTTGGAGTAGGAAAGATGTAGATGTAGTCGTTCATCAGGAAAAACATTGGGTCTTTGGCAATCGTAGCCTGCCCGATCTTCCCAAAGTAGTCAGAGGCTTTCACTTGGATAGCGGCCTTCTGATTCACCCGGACACCAAGAATCTCCCTGAACCCTGACGGAAGGCTGTAATATGGTGTCCCGATAGACACGGACACCGTATCAACCTTCAGGAGATTCCAGTGAGCAGAGTAGGGCATCTGATCCACCATCATCCTTTGAGCCATGTTGATGAAGTCGTTGAGCAGAGCGTCGGCGTAGATTGTGTTGGTGCTGTCCGTCTCGTAGAGCAGACGCCTCACCTTCGTCCTTATATCGGATAAGGTGGTTGCTGCATAGCATGGAATCAGATCGTTGCACAGGAACGCTCCTGCGAGCGCACAGAGCATTATCAGTTTCTTCATTGTGGGTCGGCCTCCCATGTGCGGATCACCCGCTGTTTATCGTATCCCATTGTATTTCCCCAGTAAGCGATCGACTCAGCCCAGCCCGACACTTCGCGTACAGAGAGATTGGACTGTTCAAAAAACTTGTCTCCCACCCTGAACACACAGATATAATGCCAGCCGTACTTGATGTTAGCCAGCCTTTTGTAAAGGTAGATTTCGTGAAACCCATCTGCAGCCCTGATTCCTTTGGACGCCTTGTACCTTGCGAACTCGCAGAAAAGGGCGGTGTAGTCGTTGCAGTTTCCCCACTTACGCTCCCAGGTGATCACAGGCTTCGTGTGGAAGTCTGTCCAGGGCGTTAGGTTCGCCCCGTCACTTGCCCACTTGTACCCGTTGGCAACCAGGTGTGAGGATAGGTCTTGCAGACTGGTGATGCTGTCGAACTCAGTGTACATGAAGCTCATGCCGTCCTTGGTGTTCGTGCAAGCGATAACGCCAACAGAACCGATGAGAAGCAGTATAAGCAACCAGATCTTCAACATCATATACCGGCCACCCTATCGACGATATCGTTCAGTAGCGCGTCTCCTACGTCGTCAGAACCGATCTCGTATTCCATCTTCGTGATACACTTTGGACACAGGGCGAACGTCTCGATCGTTTTCCCTGTTACCCGGACTTCGATCATCATCGACTTTCCGCAGGTGGCGCACTTCGTCAGGATCTTCTGCATCAGTGAGTAGTGATTTTTCATGACTCCTCCTGAAGAAAGAACTCTTTTGCCGCCTCTGTTTGTGCTTCCTTGGATGTCATCTGGATAACCTCTTTGTCAACCTCACACCACACCCTAGCTCGTCCAGACACAAGCATCTCAGACACCTTGCACGACTCACAAGTAAAGCACACCTCTGCCTTCTTCGAGTCACAGCACTTAAGACGTGGAGAAGATTGGTCTTTGCAGATCATCTTTCATCCAGCTTGTTGCTGATCTTGTCCAGCGTTTTTTTTATCTCGTCAAACATTTTTTCAATGTTCACGTGTTTCTCCTTGCACATATCAATGCGCTGGTATCTTCCATCCATGCTCTCAAATCGCGTGAACCTGAACCTCATGTAATCAATGAAGAGAAAGCCCAGAAGTAGGCTGTTGATAGATACTGCTATGTCTGTCCAGTTCATGTTGTCACCTCTCAGTATTCCTGTCCGTTGTTCTTGAAGCCTGTGCCACCTACGTTTGTGATTGAGTCGTACACGCCATTCATTACTGAATATGTAGAATTCCCCATGTCAACGTCTCCAAAGTCTCCGCTCATTAATATGTTTGTCCTTGTGGCTGAAAAGAAATCGAAGTACGATGCACCGCTTAATTTGCCGACATTATAATTGCAATAACTACCAGAATTGTTTATTCCCTTATACCCTCCACGTATTAATCCAATGGAGAATATTGAATTGTATCCGTTTTGGCTTAATCCGTTTGCCCCTGTTTGTGTAGTAACAAGAGAGGCGATGGTATAACTTCCATTGTCAGAACCAGATCCAATTACAAACGCATCACTCGCATCATCGTGGTATATTGACCCGACTTTCATAATTACAGAATCCGATGTCAATACACGGATTGCGTTATCCCCATTCC